ATTTGAAGAATATGCTCGGAGTTTTATTAAGGAATATGATTATATATTTTATGTATCACCTAAAGGAGTAGATATAGAAGACAATGGAATTCGTGAAACTGATTTTGAATATAGAAATTTAATAGATTATACTATTAATAATATAATATCAGAGCAAAACCATAGAATTAAAAATTTTTATACACTTAAAGGTACGACAGAGGAGAGAATTGCACGTGTTTTAAATATTACTAATCTTTAACATATTTATAATAAAATACTTTATAATGAAAAAATCTGAATTAAAAAACTACATTAGAGAAAATATTCTTTCTACATTATCTGAATCAGAAGAAAGTGTAAAAGATCTTCAAGATAAAAAAAATGCCCGAGCTGAATATAATGCTGAGTTAGCTAAAACCTCCCAACTAAAAAAGGATGTTGGTATTGAAGAAGCTTATGGTAGTAGAATGCCCTCCCAAGCTCAAGTAGATAAATTCTTTGCATTAACTCAAAACGAAATGCATTATTTAAATTCTAAACCAGTAAGAGGTCAAGAAAAAACATTTAATAATATGGAAGTTGAACCATGGGATGAATATGATTTATCTAATTGGAATGCATTAGTTAGAAAGGCTAAACAACGAGGTAAATCAATAAATGAAAACGAAGATGCAGAACCAACTAAAAAAGATATTAAAAAAACTAAAGGTTTAGCTAAAGCAAAAGAAGAATTAGCACTATTAACTCGTGAAATGAAATCATTAGCTAAAAAGTATTCTAAAGCTGAAGGTGAAGAAAAAGAAAAGTTAGTTAAAACTCTAAAAGCAAAAACTAAATTAAAAAAAGAATTAGAGAGCATTTTAGATAAAAAGAAGATATAATGTCATCTAAAGAAAGGTTTTTATATATTGCTGTAATATTTTTTGGTGTTTATTATTTAATTAGTATGTACTCCTCAAATGAAGAAGAATATATTACTAAATACAATAGTAAAATCGAAGCTTTAAATAATAAAATTAATTCCTTACATAATGTAAATGAGAATTTGACATTAGAAATTAATGAATTAACTACTCAAATATCAGCGTTAGACCAAGAAATTAGTAAACAAAATAGCAAAATAGTTATATTAAAAACCCAGACAAATGAGAAAGTTAATAATGTTGATTCTTACAGGTATGATGAGCTTGAACAGTTTTTCACAGAACGTTATAGACAGTACCTCGATTCGATTACAAAAACCAATAGTAAGGCTAGTAATTAAAGATTTAATAACTGGAGATAGCTTTAAAAATGAATTAAAGTTAGTAACAACTAAATATACTTTATTAGAAAATAAAGTTGTACTAAAAGATAGTGTTATTAATAATCTTAATTTTCAAATTAATAATTTTAATTCTATCTTATCAACCAAAGGTTCTCAGTTAGAGTTTACTAAACAGTTAAATGAAAAATTAAGACTTGAAATTAAAAAACAAAAATTTAAAAATAAAATTTTAAGTGGTGTCGGTTTAGTAACGATTGGTGGAGTAATACTTATATTAAAATAAATCCATGTCAGATTTAAAAAAAGTAATACGCCAAGAATATCTTAAATCAGCTAAGGATCCTATATATTTTATGCGTAAATACTGTTATATACAGCACCCACAACGTGGACGCATACAATTTAATCTGTACCCATTTCAAGAAAAAGTATTAACGTTATTTCAAAATAATGATTATAGTGCTATATTAAAATCTAGACAACTGGGTATATCAACTTTAGCCTCGGGTTATTCACTTTGGTTAATGACTTTCCATAAAGATAAGAACATATTAGCTTTAGCAACAACACAAGCAACAGCAAGAAACTTAGTAACTAAGGTACAATTTATGTGGGAGAATTTACCCTCATGGCTTAAAGTAGATTCGGCTGAAAATAATAAATTATCCTTAAGATTGTCAAATGGTTCAAAAATACAAGCAAAATCTTCAAATGCTGATGCCGCACGTTCTGAAGCTGTATCTTTACTTATAATTGATGAAGCTGCCTTTATTGATAACATTGCTGAAACATGGGCTTCTGCACAACAAACATTAGCAACTGGTGGTGGTGCTATTGTGTTGTCTACACCTTATGGTACTGGTAACTGGTTTCACCAAACATGGGTTAAAGCTGAATCCGGAGAGAATGATTTTTTACCTATTAAATTACCTTGGTATGTCCATCCAGAAAGAGATCAAAAATGGAGAGATGCTCAAGATGCCTTATTAGGTGATCCTAGATTAGCAGCACAAGAATGTGACTGTGATTTTAGTACATCTGGTGATATAGTATTTTATAATGAATATTTAGAATATTACGAAAAAAGCTTTATCAAAGATCCTTTAGAACGTAGAGGAGCAGACCAAAATTTGTGGGTTTGGGAATCTCCAGATTATACAAGAGATTATATTATAGTAGCAGATGTAGCACGAGGTGATGGAAAGGATTTTTCTACTTGTCATGTAATAGATGTTGAAAGCAATGTGCAAGTTGCAGAATATAAAGGACAATTAGGTACTAAAGAATTTGGACATTTATTAGTAGGTCTAGCTACTGAATACAATGAAGCATTATTAGTAATAGAAAATGCTAACATTGGTTGGGCTACTATACAGGTAGCTATTGACAGACAATATTCTAATCTTTATTATTCACAAAAGAGTGACTCCCCAAATGCTAGTTCGTATTTTGATAAATATCAAGACCATTCAAAAATGGTAGCGGGCTTTACAATGTCTTCTAGAACAAGACCTATGGTAATAGGTAAATTTCAAGAATATATATCTGATAAAGGTGTAACTATTCAATCAAAAAGGTTGATAGAGGAAATGAAAGTATTTATTTGGAAAAATGGTAGGGCAGAAGCCCAAACTGGATATAATGATGATTTAGTTATGCCCTTTGGTATAGCAATGTATATTAGGGATACTGCCCTCATTCAAAGACAAAGAGGGTTAGATTCAACAAAAAATGTATTAAATAATATGTCTGTAAATAGAACCCCTTACCAAGGAGGTTATGGGAATAATCAAAATGGTAAAAACCCATATGAACAAAATTTTGGGGGTGGTAAAGAAGACATTAGGTGGCTCTTCTAAATCATATTTATAATAATAATAACAAACTATGGCTAACAAAAGTGTATTTACAAGATTAAAAAGATTATTTTCAACTGATGTAATCATCAGGAATGTGGGGGGTAATCAAGTAAAAGTGATAGATAGTGGTAAAATCCAATCTACAGGTGAATTAGAGACAAATTCTTTAGTTGATAGGTATAACAGAATATACTCCACTAGTCCTTCTTCACTTTATGGTGCCCAATTTAACCAAAATTATCAATATCTCAGACCTCAATTATATTCGGAATATGATTTAATGGATCAAGATGCTATTATTGCTTCTGCTTTAGACATATTAGCTGATGAATCAACATTAAAAAATGATATGGGGGAAGTACTTCAAATTAGAAGTGCTAATGAAGATATTCAAAAAATATTATATAATTTATTTTATGATGTTCTAAATATAGAATTTAATCTATGGATGTGGGTTAGACAAATGTGTAAATATGGTGATTTTTTCTTAAAGTTGGAAATAGCAGAAAAGTTTGGTGTGTATAATGTTATACCTTACACTGCTTACCATATTGAAAGACAAGAAGGGTATAATCCTGAAAATCCTGCAGAAGTAAGATATAGATATGCCCCAGATGGTATGGATAATTTAAGTTCAGGTATGTACCCTGTAGCAGGTGCGGGTGCCAATTTACAAAATGAAACAGGTATTTTCTTTGATAATTACGAAATGGCTCACTTTAGGTTAATTTCTGATGTTAATTATCTTCCTTATGGTAGAGCATATATTGAACCAGCAAGAAAATTATATAAGCAATATGTGTTAATGGAAGATGCTATGTTAATACATAGAATAGCACGTGCCCCAGAAAAACGAATATTTTATATGAATGTTGGTTCTATACCACCAAATGAAATAGAAACGTTTATGCAGAAAACAATTTCTCAACTTAAACGTACACCATTTCAAGATAATAAAACTGGAGAATACAACTTAAAGTATAACCAGATGAATATGTTAGAAGATTTCTACATTCCAATTAGAGGAAATGATGCAACTACTAAGATAGAAACAACACCCGGATTACAATACGATGGTATCCAAGATGTAGAATATTTAAGAGGTAAACTATTTGCCGCACTTAAAATCCCAAAAGCATTTTTAGGATATGAGGAGGGTGTAGAAGGTAAAGCTACTTTAGCACAACAAGATATTAGGTTTGCTCGTACTATTGAAAGAATACAAAGGATAATGTTATCTGAACTAAATAAAATAGCATTAGTACATTTATATACACAAGGGTATACAGATGAAACTTTAACTAATTTCACTATTCAAATGTCTAGTCCTTCCATTATACTAGAACAAGAAAAGATTGAATTATTAAAATCCAAAACAGAATTAGCTGGTACCTTATTAGAACAAGGCCTAGTACCCTCAGATTGGATATATGACAATGTTTACCACTTTAGTGAAGATCAATTTGATGAATATAGAGATTTAGCTAGAGAAGACGCTAAACGTAGATTTAGAATTGATCAAATAAAAGCTGAAGGTAATGATCCAGTAGAAACAGGTAAATCCTATGGTACCCCTCATGATTTAGCCTCACTATATGGTAAAGGAAGAACAATGTCTGACCCAGGTAATGTACCCGATGGTTATAATGAAGATGATCCTAAACTAGGACGCCCACAAGATTCTATTACTAAAAGGAATACTCAAGCAGATAACTTTGGTAAAGATAGGTTAGGAGTTAAACGTATGAAAGATAAAGATGGGAATGATGGTAACTCAATTAATCCTAAATCTAAAGGTAATCCATTAGCTCTTGAAAATGCTACTACTGTTTATTTGCAAAATAAACAAATATTTGAAGCTTTAGACAAGAAAAAATTAGTATTTGAGAAAGATAAAGACGATACTTCACTATTAGATGAATCTCGATTAAAGGAACAATAATTTTTACATATTTATAAATAAATATATTTT